ACCGTGGAGTTGGATTTAACATAGGAATGGTAAGGCGTAACAGTATACACGGTCGTCTTCTGCTAGAAAGTACAGGCGTACTCATCAACAATTCAGGAGGTCATGCTATCGGCACCACATCCTTTACGGTAGATGGCGTGGACGCAACCACTGTGTTTACCACTGATAACCAAGCGGTATACACCGCTAACGGTAACAAGTTGGGCCATATCACTTCTGCTTCTGTAGGTGCTACTACAGTTGTTATAAAGTCTGCAAGCGTACACGCTGTTGCTGACGATGAAGAACTATTCGTATTATCATCTCAGAATTTCCCTGAGAGTAATAACAATCACCTAAAGATTGGTGTAAATCAGAGTAATTATCTAAAGACGAGGAGAGGTTGATATGCCATTATTAGACGAAGGAACTAGGTTCATGATTGATACCTTGAAAGACAGAATAAACGAAGTAGTGTTTGGATTCGATGGCACTATAGCAACTCAGCAAGACGGTGGTATAGGTAACCCTGCTACAGTAGTAACGCCTACTGTTAGGGTGATAGACGACAATACTCTAGTGGTAGAAGCGAAATTAGCATTAGACACTTCGTTTACCCGGCCACTGAAGGAAGTGGTTGTTCGCTACAAAAACCCAGCCGATTCTACAGATACGACTGACTTTATGCGATACACTTACAACGCTATTGAAAAGACTAACAATAACGAAATACAATTCTCTGCAATAATAGAGGTGACAGCATGACGAATCCAAAAGCAGGTCATACAAGCGCAGCCGGAATGTCGACAGACTCTCAAGGTTTGAGAGATGGAGATGGATTGACCAGTCCTAGTTTAACTAACTTGTACGAAGGACTGCATGGTAATGGTATCATGCGACTAGGTGACGGGGCTAAGGGAGATTCTCTTAGAAACAGCATCGTAGCCAATACTCCGGGTTTCATAGAAATGACTGCTACTCAAGGTGAAGTCAAGGTTTACGGCGGATACTGCGTGTTAGACGGGGTAATGTATCAGTTCGCAAACGGTCCCGGTAGTCATGAAACATTCATCATAGGTACAACCGGTGCAGGTGCTAACCATGGTGGAGACTTACCTAGCGTACCTGCTGCTAACAGTGACGTGTTCGTGGTAGTCTATCTAGTAGGTAGAAACACACCTGAGGCTCATCTGATGTACGAGATGGGTACACCTGCTGCACCAAGTAGCGGTACTCCTCTGATACCGAACAGGTTCTTGGTTAACCCTAGTATAACTGGTAACACTGACAGCAATCATCAAACTACTGTCATTGCCACTCTGAGATTTCAAATGACGGGTGGAGCAGGTAGTGTTACCTCTTCTCTCAGTACTAACCCTACCATACACGACAGAAGGACATTCATCCGTTCTTCTCCTGTATACCTGACTCCTATGACTAAGGGTGCAATAGGTAACGTAGATTCGGGCAACATAGTAACTGACCCTGACGGTTTCTTTGTATCTCCTGAAGATGGAGATTTCAGCGGCAGTACCTTCGGAGCAATATGGCAGACCCACGCACTAGACCAAAGTGGCAATAAGCACGGTGTAATCATGGCTGCTATACCTAGAGACTTACACTCTACTCCGGTTACCAATACTCACGTACTAGGCCCTGACAGATTAGCGGTAATTACTACAAGTAGTAACTTGACCTTCAAATTCCATGATGCTAATGTTTGGATAATTACTACAGATGCTGCTCGTACTATCAATGCAAGTGGTACTTTCCCAGTAGGTCACACTGTAGAAATATACCACAAAGCAGGTAGCCATACATTACACTTCGACCCTACTTCAGGCGGTCACGGTTCTACTCCTATCAACGTAGATGTGGGTATAAACGAATATGCCAAGTTCATCTATGATGGTAGTAACTGGCATAAACTCGACCTACACACGGTGAGTTGATGGGTAGACTAATTGACATGCTCAAGCAGAAATGCGAGAATTGTAGTCGTATAGCATTACCTCGCTCTATCTCAGGCAAGTACATCAGTGGTGAGACAGCAGTGTTACACGAGTGCTCCTTCTGCGGTTACATCAGATTCCATGGTCAACTAGGTTTCAAAGGTAAGCGAAAGCGCAAAGCCGAGCCCATCTCAAAAAAGGCTGGTGGCAGATTCTCTCGCTATCTCAGAAAGCGGGCTGAAAAGTATTAGTCACCACGCTTACCGATGATGTCATCGATGCGTAGTATGCTAATAGTGACTTCACTTGCAGAGTTGATTGCCTGTTTGACCAAACCGAGAGGTTCGTACACGTTAGCGTCTATCATTGAGCAACCTCCACCGTGTTCGATATCAGGACCAACGTGAGGGTCGCCTGACTTGTGTTCGTTTCTCAGGGTCAGAATAGTATCTAGTGGGTCATGACCAGCATTCTCTGCAATAGTAGCAGGTATAGACTCTAGTGCGTCAGCGAAGGCATCGATAGCCATTTGCTCACGACCACCTGCTTCTGCTGCACGAGAGCGTAGATATAGTGCTGCATTGAGATAAGACGAGCCTCCGCCTGAGACTATCTGACCACTGTTGTATGCTAAGCAGACTACGCCGAGGGCATCTTCAAAGCCACGCTCAGTTTCATCAAGCGTTTGCTTTGTAGCACCTCTAAGAATAAGAGTAGTAACCTCTCCTGAGCCTTTGACCACTACATACTTCATATCACCAATTGTCTTACACTCGACATCACATTCGGCTACCTCATGCAAATCATCAGTAGAATGACAGATTGGTGCATTCAATAACTTAGATAGCGCTGTCATGTCACTCTCAGGTATGCGATGTACCAGTGATATGTTATTACGAGCAAGTGTTGCTGCAACTACTTCATTGACTGAATCTCTGACAAATACAACACCACCTTCGGGTAATAGATTGATAATCAGTTGCGCTCTGTCTACCCACTGCTCACGTCCAGCCTGTTTCTTGTATTGTTGGAATTCTTTGGCTGATGATAGTGATAATTGTACGTTGTCATCATTCTTAGTATCATTTAGCCCGGTGTTTAGCAAGATAGCCTTGCCGTTAGGAACAAGTGGCATAGCAGGTAGCATGAATTCCTTGTGTAGTACTACGCCTGAGAAGCAGGAAGAATCTTCCAAACTGCCGCCCGGTTGACACAGTACGTGTATTCTATCAAAGTCTCCACCGGCTTTCTTTACTGCCTCTACACAAAGTCCACTGACATGTTCTATGCTAGATTCCAGCGCTTTGCCTGTGATAGATGTCTTAGCAACATCTTCTAGTCGGTCTGAAGAATCGATTCCCAATGTTTCAATATGCTCTGTTGCCCATCGAGAAGCCTTACGGTAACCACGACAGATGATGTTTGCATGAAGACCTTTGTTGAATAGTAACTCACTGTTACCAAGTAGTTCACCTGCTAGTACAACAGTACTAGTCGTACCGTCATAGCACATGCTCTCTTGCGTGTTTGCTGCTTCTACTACCATCTTGGCTGCTGGATGACTAATGTCTAGTTCTTGTAGAATGGTAGCGCCGTCGTTAGTCACGATGACATTACCACCTGCATCAACCATCATCTTGTCCATACCCATAGGACCAAGGGTTGTCTTTACCGTAGAAACGGCTCTCTTTGCTGCTCTAATGTTGTGCACTACTGCACTTGTGTTGCTCTCATTTTCATTCATATTTTTCCCTCTCCATTGTTGGAATGTATTACCAGTCTACCTCGTACTCTTTCACGTTTCCAGTGTGTCTGCACCGTGCTTTGACAAAGCCTTCGTTTACGCCATGTTGCCATAAATCGTAGACCAGTTCAGCATCTTTGAGACAGTACTCAGCGACTTTGCTATAGTTACCCTTACGCCATTCGATAGGCGCATCATGACTGTTCATTAACTTGCCTTTTGACAAGGTGTGATAACAAGCATCTGACAAAGGTACGGCGTGTCCTACTATACTTTTGAGCAGGGCCGACGTATCAAATACCTGTTCTTCTGACTTAGCCATGATATCACCCGCAGTCCAGCAATCTAGTGCATCACGGATAATAGGTAAGTCGAAGTTCTTCAGATTGTGACCTAGTACCATACCACCTTTTGCAACGTGGTCGGCTAAGTCATCTCCTAGAATCTTAGGATGTAGTTTCTTGACAACTGTATCTTCAGGTAAGTACTTCGATACTGATTCGTTAGCGTACACAGTGCCCTGATTACCATCCCATGTAGCCACCACAGTAGGTTCAAACAGGTGGCTCTTTCCCCATCCTCCTATCTCATGAGAGAAGTTGGCAGTTTCGATATCTAGTGCTAACATGTCGGGCAAGATAGTTCCTCCATACACATTTTGCACCAGTCGCAGATTATAACAGGGTTTCTATGATGCATGCCCACAAAATGCCCCCCTATGTTATCTCCTATTTTGGTGTCACATATTACACATTCGGCGCTCATTCTTGAGCCCCCTTCGACATAAACTCCTTACGAAGTTTGATGTAGACCCTTACGCCTTCTCTAGTGTCTTTGAACATTTCAGTACCATACATGTTGAATTTGGAATTGATAGAAGCGTGACTATTGAAGTTAGCCAACTTACCGAAGACATCCATGACCTCTTTCTTCTTCGCCCAACCAGTGCCTCTATGGTCATCAAAGTCGAACAATTCACTCTTAGCGAAAGCCTTCTTCCAAAGACCTTGCATCTTGTTTTTCTCACTTGCACCCGCACCGATGTTGACTTCAGACTCAAGCCATTGGATTAGGTTTTGATATAGGTCGAACAGTATTTCCTTAGCCATATCTACGTGGTCGCCTCTCACTACCCAAGTACCTTCAATCATAGCCATGTGATGAGCCAATATGTTAGTGTAGTTCTGTAAACCCATGATGAAAGAAGCACAGATACCTTGCTTGTCAGGACTCATTTTTTCTACTACACTGTAATACTCGTCTATCGCTGAAATCAAAGCAGGAACATATGCTTCATCAGGTTTGAACATCACTCGCATTAGGCCCATCACTACCTCTTCTCTTTCATCCTCTGTCATTTCGTTCCATTCTAGTGGAGGTATGTCTGTTAAGTTCAGAACCCTTCGCTTTAGTTCTCTTTTGGCTTCTTTGAAGAAGTCCACAACATCAGCGAATGAGACTTCCATTTCGTCCTGTGAATATACACCTTCGGCAAGTTCGTGATTGACCGCTTTCTTCATGTCAAGTGTCCATTGTCTCCAATAAGTCAGTACACGCTGGAAGATACCTTTGTCAAGTACGTGCTCTTTGATACCCTTTGGAGGGTAAGTAGTAATCCAAAGAGACACTTCTGATTTGACTCTGAAACTGTCTCTAGCCATGTGCTTAGTAAGATAGTTCCTACCTGTACCTGCCGAGTTTAGGGCAGACTGTAAGAATAGAGTAGTATTCTCATTGTGCTGCCCACTCTTCAGAATGACACTACCCTCGTCGAAGTTCAGTCCCTTTCGACCAGCCAGTATTCCTTCTCTTACAATCATGGTAGGGTTACGTGGGTCCTCAGAATCAGGGTCGGGAACCAGTGTACCCACTAGTGCCGCATCGTTACCTGAGTTGTAGTCTTGAGAGTTAAGGCCAGCCTCTTTCAATATCTTCTCAATTATCTGATAGGCCGCTGATTTACCGGTTCTAGTATCTTGAATCCAAAACATATTGACTCTTGGGTCGAGGTTACTACCTTTGATTGGTATCCTAACGAAAGGTACTGCTATCTGACCAAGTATGAAGAAGAAAGAAATCAAACCGGGTATTTCGTTATTGATACTCACCTGTTTGAAGTGTTCTAAGTAACCCCTTAGAATAGGGTATTTTTTCACGCATTCATAATCGCTGGCCTTGTGTTCCATCATTGTCTATCCCTCTCTTATTGTATGTTTTTTGAATCCTAATTGGCTCCTCTGATGTCAGTACATCAAGTAAACGCTTTCGCAAAGTGGCACCGAGGCCCCTTACTTGTTTCAGCGACTCAGGAAACAACATCTCCTCTATTGAGCCGCATCTCTCAAGTAACTTGTTGACTAACTCAGGTCCGAATCCCGGCACCGCTATCAACATATCGGCTCTTACATCGTTAGTACTAGTTCTTGTGACAGCCCTTGCACCATGCCGTGAAGCAGGCTTGTTCATCTTACTGTGTAGTTTAGCGATAAACATTGCAGCCTCATTGTGGTCTTTGGCCCTGTAAATATGACAATCGAAATCTGCTGTAATTCTAGCAAACGTGCCGAGTAACTCATTCATGACTTTTGAGAACGATACGTTTCGCCCCTGCCTCTTACTTAGGGCTACATACTTAGCAATGTCACCGTGTACTACTAGAAACACCCTTTCACAATTAGCATCTAAGTTTTCCATTTGTCTCATAAGGTGACCACTGTGACTGGATTGAAACAGGTCAGACAGGCTCTTGCATTCTATGTTGGCGTTGTTAGCCTTGTAGTCACCCATACCCTGTAAGTGCTCTACTTTGACAGGGAAACCTTCTCTTTCAGCCGCCCTAACAACAGCGTCTTTCAGAGAGCCTCTTTCGTTGCTATCGATTATCAAAGCAGGCTTCATTGTTCCAACTCCTTACCATGTATTGGACAGTAACTTTCACCAATACCCTTTACCCAGTTTCTACATCGGTTACCTTTCCTATTAAGAGATTCACCGTTTCTTTTGATGGTGTTTGACTTGATAGTACCTGTACAGCGCCATACGCCTTCAGGTGTAGTTTCCTTACAATTGACGCACTTAGGATAATAGCCTTCTCTTTTCAGATTAGCAGGATTGGCTATGACCCTAGTATCGCAGAAATGACATTTGACTCTCGGCATATTATTCACCTGATATTAGTTTCAACAGAAAGTGCAATGGGAGAACCAGTACGAGTAAGGGAGGTATGATTACTATACATACCATCGCTACAGCGAGGTCTACCCATTTAACTAGCCTCCTGTTCATTTGTCTCACTCTCTGTAATAGCACCTGTTTTGTCCCAATAACGACATTTGCCTAAACACATACCTTTCTTGTACAACATAGAGCATGTCTGAGGATACTCAGTGCCTATGATTGTACTGACTTGATAGCGAGTGGTATTCTCGTTAAAGTCCGCCCACTGAAGGGAGCGAATGTAATTTACAATCGTTTCGGTATGCTCATCCAAATCATTACGGTTTATTCTTTCAACCGGCATGAAATTTCTCAACCGCTTAGACAGATACTTGACAAGTTGAACCCTAGCGTCGTGACTAGGGTTGCTTCCTACTCTACAGGCTGCTGAGTTTAGACATGGTAGTATGATTACACCATCCATTGAAACAGTTGGTAAATCGATAGGTTCTGCTCTAGGATTGAACACTCTAGTGTTATCGGTCGCTTTCTTGACATCCAACGCTAGTCCCTTTTCACCATATGGAATCATACCTGAGCGAGGGTCAAGTGCCTTCTCCATGATATGGTCTAAGCCTCGCTCCATATCAGTGGTGCTCAGCGGAATGGACCACAAGCCACGCTTTGAATTGTACGAGTTAGGTATACGAATCATACCACTTGTATCGAAAGGTACAGCAGGGTCTGAGCAGTACAGATTGAAGTCCTTTACCCAGTCGTTTACTAGTTGCATACCAGCATCTTTGATAGCGGACAAGTGATTGCCGTCGCTAGGCATGTATGGCTTGTCAAGTGCCACCCAAACGTGGAATCCGCCACCGCTGTACCAAACACCGTGATTGATGTTTTCTGCCAGTAGATGATGATGCAATTTCTTAGTTTGCTCTAACGCTACTTCAGGGTCTACATCAGGTCTGTCCTTTTGCCTGAAGTTCTTTGGGTCGAAGTCCATGACGAAATGACGCACTATCGGAGTGAGCAAATCTACTCGCTTGTTGTATGGTTGCTTGGTTGCACGGTATCCGTACACTGTCATGTAGGCGTTTGATACACCGTTCTTACCAGCCCAGTATTTCTCTAGTTCTTGATTATCCCTTACGAGTTTACGAAACCCTCTGCCCTTTTCAGTGCCGAGTTCCATTACCTCTCTTGGAAAATCAAAAACTAACTTCATTCAATCCACCTTGTGATTTGCTACGATTTCATTTAATGCAGTTAGTATCTGACTAGTACCTTGTAGTAGAGAATTGTTGAAGGTAACGTACATTGGACCTAGTGGTCCGTCTACCCCATCATCAAACTCATACAAGGTTGTTTGAATAGACACAACGTAGTCTTTACCGCCGCCTAGATGAGAGAACGAAACCTCTACATTCCTACCGACGATATCAGACAATAGTGATTCTATTACTCTGCCTAGCATTCCTTTTTCTATCATACTTCTTCCTCCTGATAATTATCTATGTACTCTTGGGGGTTATCACTACCATCCCAAGAAGGACATATGGATTTGAAATTGCACCAAGCGCACTTACCGGCACTTGGGCTTGGTGGGAACTCTTCTGCCAAATAAGCAGTCAACAAAGCCGTCTTGAGTTTGTCCACTTTCTTTTCGTAAGTACTGCCATTACGACCTGTACATGATTCGTAGAATATCTTGTTTACACCCCTCTGTTCATAGCCATATTTGTTGAGCGAATCTAACTGTGCTTCACCACCCGAAGGATAGACCCAACCCCAGTGAGTTACATCTTGGTGCTCATGATTTGCCAATTTCAAGAGTTTCTTGTAAAATGCCATCTCTGTTCTCATCGATTTCAACTTGAACTTGGAGTCTTGCCACTCACCGTCACGGTTCTTGGTCTGCACCCACTTGCCGGTTTTCAATTCCATCAGAGCAACTGTACCTTCTTCGGTACTGTATCCTCTGTCAATGCTTCCAGCGAAATGAATAGGGATGGTGTGGACTTCTCCATTAAATTCAAACTCTTCTTCTACGAATGCGTGAATCTCTGACTCATTGATAATTGGTAGATAGTCATCTTTACCAACTGAGCGCAGTCTCTCAAGGTCCCACATGATTCGACGCTCTATCGATGTCTCCTCACCGAACTCGTACTCTTTTTCAGGTATGACGCTAAGTGCAAGTTCAATTGCTTCTTGCATCTTGTCTCTTTGCACTAGAGTGTAAAGGTCATCTAGTACAGGTATCACATTATCGTAGTACTGCTCAATAGCATCGTGTACGTTTGTACCCTTTACCATGGCATCTGTTGATGGCTCAGGTAGTCGGTGGATTCTCTTGTATTCGTACTGTTTTGGACAGAAGTCGAAGTCTGATGTTAGACTTGTCTTAGTCACTCTCAGATGCTTTGCATGTCCCGGTTTCCACTGGTAGGTAGATTTACCATATGCTTCCCAATTTCTGTCACTCATTCGCCTCCCTCCTCTTCGATAACACGTTGTAGATACACAGTTGCATCCATCAGTTCTTCTTGCAAATGAACCAACCAGTCAAGAAACTTGAGGTCGTTTCTTTCCATCGTGACTCCATATTTATTCTTACCAAGTTCTGCCCTTTGCTGTATCTTCTCACAAACTGTATCTTCTATGCTGCTCATTATATCACCAGTACCTCTTAGGCATTGCTGCCCCGCTTGCCATCTCCAAGTCCCAATTTAGGGCATTGAAGATAGGCTTTATCTTCGCCTTAACGAGTTTGTCAACCATTTTACCGTAATCCAAAACGAAATCATTCAGGTCACTTTCCTCTTCAAATGCAACTACATCGACCGGTGGTAAGTGAGCAGGTGCTTTGCTTACATACACCCAGTTCACACTATCCCCTTCGCCTAGCAAAGAACCACTGGATAGGTGCTCATTGTAGTACCTAGCCGCTTTGACAGCGCCTCCGGTCGATGTAGAGTAATCACGTATTGGTTTCTGTAATCTAGTGGTGGTTGCTATGTCTTTGTAAGCAACGTCACCACGCTGTATTTTCTTTGACAGTGGACGAACCATAGAGATGACCTCATCCTCGTCGGCACCTGTACAGATGGCTGTCAGTACATCGTTCTCAAGGCTCTTTGAGATAGGAGCGAGAGTGCTGATTTTACCCCATCGAGCGCTCTTGACTTTACCATCATCTTCAGGTGGGTAGGAACAGATACCGTAGTACAGGTTCTTACCACCTACAATCCAGTAAGGCATGTAGGCTTCAAATTCTACAATCAGATGACTTGACTCATGTTCACGCTGAACAGTTTCAGTCAAATGCTTCGCAAGAGCAGTTGCCTCATCAAAGGGCACTTGTACGAATGCCGAATCAGTGTGCCCATACAGAGCGTTGTAGCCCTGATTATCTGATTCTTCCATTAGGAATCTGATAGCCCGTCTTCCACAGGCAGTGATAGCGGAGGCTATGTCAAAGTCTGACCAGCCCCAGTATGCACTAGCAGTCATGCCGTAGAAGGAAGCCATGACACGCTTGACCGCTAGTTGTAATGTGTTCCATCCGTTTCTCTCATTTTCGGAAAGGGCTTCACGCATTCTCTTCTTGTATTCATCACGTAACTCAAACATCTCAGTTACTATGGTGGGTAGTAGTGCGTCTACGCCTTGTCTCCAACAAGTGCCATCAGGTAGTTGTCTAATACCTTCTTCACCCGCCATGTGCTTAGGCACTTGAGTTTCCCAACTGAGATTGTGTGATAGGATGATAGAAGGGTACAGTCCTTTGTAATCGACACAAGCGACCCCTTCATACCTGCCCGGTTTAGGTGGCGGGATGAAAGCACCCTCGTACTCTTGCTTTTCTTGAGTAGATTTACTAGGTGCTTTCCAGTGAGTCCTTCTCTGTATGAGGCCTCTAGCAAACCTAGTGACATTGTGACAGGAGCGGAATGATACACCGCATAACTGTTGTAGGGATAGGAAGAAGTTGAATACGTGGTTCTCTTCATCTATCTTCTTGAGTAACAGGGTATCCTGCATACAGTAATCCACATATGCATCGAATCTTTCTTTCCAACCAGTAAACACGTCCATGTCAAACTTACCGCCTAACTTACATGCTTCAGCGATAGTGTCTAATTTTAGATTCTTCAGTTGAGGTTTACCACTGTCCTTCCATACACGTTCAAAGCCACTACCGCTTCTAACTGGTGCGGCTGTATCGAAACACAACCTACCTAGTATTGGTTGGTCTACGTAGTCGTAAGAATCGTTCCTTGGTCTTAGCACTCTACCTAGAGGGCTGAGCCTACGGAACTGTTTGAGCCTGTTTACCAAGTGAGGTAAGTCCGCCCACATGATTGCGTGAGCAATGAATACGTCAGGATTGCATTCATCCAAGTAATGTAAGAAAGCCTCGTGCATGTCTTCTTCTGAACCATACAGATGCCTCTCGTAAGTGAATGTAACAGATGTACCGTTTACTTCGTAATCTACTTCTCTGTTTTCTATGTGATGGTCCATGTCATACAGATTTGTTGGGTTGTCATGTTTCCAGCAGAAGGAAACGTAACGATTGTTGTAACTGTCAATTACAGCCATGACGGTAGTCTCCTTTGTCTTCGGGTCCCACTCTAAATCAAAGTGCCATACACGAGGTTTCCACTTAGGCATCTCTTCTACGCAATCGATGAGATACCTATCTGAGAGACTTAGGTCAGCCTCCCATGTTTTCTTGAATCGCCTAGCCATCTCTCTGATATCGGACTGCCTGAACGTATACACCTTGGCTAGTTTCTCGTTATCTCTCAGTCCTTCTGCTGTATCATTCCAGTCGATTTCTGAGCCGGGGAACTGGTCTAGTATACGCTCAGCGTATCTAGGGGAAGTATCTGCTGAAATCCAAAAGTAAGGTCTGAAGTCCGATACAGTTTCTTCAATCAAGTTACCTTCCGTATCACGCCATCTCTTGTAGATATGGTCGGGCCCTTCAGGGTCAGGTCGGAAGGTGTCGATTATCATGTCTATTCCTCTTCCAATGATACGTACTCTACAAATGCGTTGCAATTTGAACATTGTAATTGTGCAACTATACCGGGCCGGTCATAACCTAAGTCCTCTGCATCAAAATCATTTCCCCATATCAACTTGCCTCCGCAGAGCCAACATACATCTCTACCCATATTCAATCCTCCTCATACTCTTGGTCAATCACTATCATCAAGAAGTTCGTACCCGGTTGCTCTATCACCAACACGGTTTCATCACCTGTGTGTAATTCCAATTCACCTGTAGGTAAGTTGTTGAGTAATTCAGGTAGCCACTTGTCAAACGCTGAACGTGAAGGAGTAACGGGTGCGTCTATCTGAGATAGAGCGGCCCTAACGAACATCTTGCCAGTTTCACTCTTGCCACCTCTGATGATGAATTCTTCACCATCGGCATCGAATTCTGTCTTACAAGAATACTTGTCACCTAGAACCTTCTTGAATCCGGTAGCAGGTTTGAGTGCTTCGGCTGATACTTTAGCGTGGTGAGTAAGAGGAGTAGCGAACCACTTGGTCCACATACTTGCCCTAGATTCAGTTATTGCCTTGTCTAAAATACCTAGTCTTTTCTGTGATTCAACATAAGACGAAGTAGGCAACTGTAGGCTAGAATTACCAGCCCTGATGTGTAGCGTACCTGTCTTACCCTGTTGACTAATTTTCAAATCGGGAGTCTTGACTGTTGACAAGAAAGACTTCATCTTTGGAATGTCAGTGACGTATATCTTGCCGTTGCTTTCTGCACCGCAATCCATCTTTCTATAGATGTAATGAGTGGTCTTTGCAACCGCTGCTGATATACTACCTGAGCGTACATCAATTACTATGTCACCTAAGTCCTTACCGAAACTCGATAAGAAGTTGACAAAGTTATCTTTACTTATTGTGAATTCTGTCATATTATCACCTCGTGGGATACAGAGGAAAGGGTTTCATAGAATATACCGACTACTATCTCCGTTGATGAAACTTTCACCCTTATTACTGGATAAACCTCAGTTCCCCCCAACATGGGTTATCAAATAACCCCGTCTCTCAATTCAGGTAAGCCATACCATTGGGCATCTTCGCCCTTCTTAGTGACGAAGTAAAGCCTCTCCTGATTCAATAGATTTGGATTTGTCTTAGACTTGAAGAACTCAGCACTGTATTTGACTTCACCAGTCAACGAGCCATCGCTGTTTCTCATGTGCTTGTCCTTACACCAAACGATTTGGAATAGGTCTTTGTTAGCACTAGAGTGCCATGCGAACTTCCAGCCGTCGAATCCTACCTTGCCATCTTTGTCTTCTTTGAGATGAGTTTCCCAATAGACATCGACACCTAGTCTGTTCAACTTCTGACACTGCGCTGTCAACTGCTTGAATCGAGTAGCACGGATATTCCAGTTCCAACCAATCTCTGCATTGAGTTTAGACTGAGCCGCTTCTACAGCATTGGTTGCTTTCATATCCAAGTCGTAAATCTTCATACAAGTGATACACATTTCATCGAACTGGTCTACGCCTGTCACGATGAACGACTTGAGCATAGGTCCTTCAAAGCCGGGCTTGTACTGGTTCTCTGCATATTCTACAGCGAACTTGCACAAGTCCATCACACGGTTGTAGGACAGTAAGTAATTGTAAGCAGTCCTATCTTCTTGCTGCATTACCCAAGGTGAGAAGATGCGGAAAGAAGGGTCATTGTTGTAGTGAGCCTGCTTACAAGATAGACCGCCGTTGTCATGGTCGATGATGAATGCTAATCCTTCAGGATGCTTGTGTTTGTGAGCATCCATAGCAAGACCGGTCTTGCCACTACCTTCGTGACCTACGAACGCTAGCATAGTGCTGCTGGGTTCAATCAAAGGTGTCTCTGTTTGCAACTCCAACTCAGCCTGTATCTCAGGGAACCTGCTCAAGAAGTCAGTGGAAGATATAGCCTCTGCCTTTTCTACCACTGGTTCAGGAGTAGGTTCTTGTTTTACAACTGGTGCAGGGGAAGGCTCGACGACTAGCGCCTTCTCTTCACCTACTGCCTTGTTTGCAATTGCCACTTCTTCTGCTTCTGCTAATGCTTCCCAACCGCTCATTCTTTGTTCCCTCCAAATTGTCCTAGTGATGTGTCCCCACTACCACCCGCAGGGCGGGCAGTTCGTGGTGGAATGTAAATACCGAGAGCGCTCAAACTCGCTTGCATCTCGTTGTTGTAAGGTCTGAGGCGCAGTCTACCTACTACGATTACCTGAGTCTTCTCATTGTAACCTCTCCAGTTACCCTTGACATCCTTGTACTCAAACACACGGTCTTCGTCGTGCATTCTACCCGAAACCCATACGGTGACAGGGTCTGTACTAGGACCATAGATACTGAGTCTGTAGGAGCGACCTGTTGGGTCGTACTCGCTGTCCATAGGTTCCTTGTTCAGATAAGTAACATAGCCCTTTGTGATAACAATAGGATTGAGTGTCATGCCATTGTTAGTGGTAATCTTCCTCTCTTCGTGAGCATCAACTAGGTCTGCTAAGTCTACGAATTCGCTGTGCATCTTTGGATTGATGAGCAATCTGTCAGGCGACAATGCAGTTCTCAAGTGCTCAGGTAACCATTCGTCAGTGTACTTCACTGTCTCGTGGAAGTTGTTGTTAGTGTACAGAGTATCAGAGTCTTTGTTACTTGGCTCTATGACTTGTATCTTACAAGCCTCCCACTTCTCGTATCCGGCATTCATGGACTTACCTTGTAAGTTGATGCGCCACATTTGAATGTCTCCACCGGACTCAGGTGAGCCCATGAAGTAAGCAGTGCGACTGACACTCTTTGGTGCGACTGGTTTACGCTCGCCGTTCCTTGAGTTGAGTAGGCACAGAATCATGTCGCCATGTTCAAACCCATACCAAGGTAGGTTGCTACCGTCTACACGTTCAGTGGTCGCCTTACCGTTGATGTGCCATACGCCTTCTTTCGCAGTTAGTATACCAATGTGACCTTCGTCAATTGCTCTGTCACGGTTACTGTTAAACATGTTAACCGCTCGGTCGAACATACCCTTTCGGTTGTCCCTCTCTGTATCTTCGATACCCACAAACATACCGACGTAACTAGCAGTATCTCTGAGTCTACTAGTTCCAGCGTTCCTGCTTTCGATTACGAATTGCTCGCTCCATTGTGTTAGGTAGAACGGGTCTTCTTCAAGCGGGTTGTCTACGCTGAACTCTTCGTTCAACCACGCTGTAAACTTGTTTGCTGCTTCTCCAATCTTGATGTCCATTCGCTCTGCGTATCCTTGCAGTCGCTCTAGTACATCTTCCGGCCACTTTCCTTCTGTCATATTCATTCCTCCATATTTTTCTTCAGTTTTGCTACAAAGTATTCCACAAATGACACATCGTCATCAGGCCACGTAGTAGCCAGTAAGACGAATTCGCCATAAGTGAGCATGAAATTGTGCCAATCGCTTTCGCTTTCCATTAACGGTTTGGCACGGTAGCGGAGTCCTTTAAGCACTCCGAATCTACTTTGACCCGATTCTAAGGCTTGGGTCAAGAAAGCCGTAAGCATTGGGAAATCGCTTCCCATGAGATTGAGAGCCGCCTTGTTAAGATAAGCGGTGTCTCTTCTCAGATGCTCCTTGAGAGCATCTTCTTGTTTAGGTAGTCCTTCAAGGATATCAATCGCTTGCCTGTAACTACCACTAGTGTATTTGAGTAAGTTGGGTAAGTGGTCACACCATTGACTCGGCATGCCTTCTTTGTCAACTATGTCGGTAAGTCTGTTTGTGTTGTTTTCATCAATTGGTTTGAAATGGAATGTCAAGCATCTGTCTCGTATAGCATTGTGAATAGGACCAATGTCATTAGCGGTTAGTATGAATATAGTGCTCTTGTGACTCTCTTCCATCACTTGCCTCAATGCTTTCTGAGCGGGTGTGGTAAAACTATCTGCTTCGTCCAAGCATATTACTCTGCGACTGACTCCTAATCCCTTTTGTTTGCTGATTGATTTGAGTTCACGGATGTAATCAATACCTCTGTCATCAGAGGCGTTGGTAATGGTAAAGTTACTAGGGTCGAAGTATTCACCCTGTAGGTCCTTTGCCAAAGCGTAGGCTGCGCTTGTCTTACCTACACCCGGTGGACCAACCAGCAGGATGTTAGCAGGACAGGTATCGATATCCCAAGACACTGCTGCCTTGACAAAATCACCATGTCCTACTAACTCACTAACAGTGGTAGGTCGGTACTTCTCTCTCAGATTCATTTCAATCGCTCCATTTCCTTTATTGTCTGTTTATAAGGGGAGGTCCTCAGTCACTTATTTCTATCAAATCAGTCAACTGAGATACATCACCGTAGCCCAGTGTATCATCAAGATACTTTACTTCGCCTTCGGTCAATGACAAACTATCGAGGGAGAAATGTTTCATCTCCACTACGAGTACTAGTGCGTACTCATCGACAGGAATCCAGTCCTGACCTACCAGTACGCCTTGTTGTGCTAGTCGTTGACGACCATGCTGAGCGACAGTCTGACTTAATGTTAACTGTCCAACTTCGTAAGTTTCGTATCCATCCATTGCTGATACTCTCACTTGGGTTAGGTATTCTTCGTCTCGCTTGATTGCTGTAACGAGTAAGTGTAAGTGGAAAGCATCTTTGAGTATGACCCAGCCACCTGTGCCTCCCAACTCAATTGGTCCGGCACTGGTTAGTCTCAATCTCTGACCTTGTTCAAGGCTCTCAATGTAATGATTGAAGTCTGTTGAAGCAGGTATGAACTTACCACTCTTCAACGGCACGGTGAATTGTAATCTATTGAGGTAGTCTATTCTGTCTTTGTAATCTAACTTGTAAATAGACCAGTCTTCGTCTATCGCCAATACGTCAGTGACTGACTTGACAATAGGTCCATCTACCTCTACCTCAAACACTCCCTCTGTTTTACTGTAAGGTAGTTGTATCGGCTTACCCATCACTTGCTTGTGACGGTTGTAAAGCACTCCTTTGAATTTACCTTTAGGAAACTCAGTAATGTGTAAGTACTGTCTTGGGTAGGTCACCACTTCAGCATATACGTCAGTGGGCGTAGTCAGTTTATCCCAAGACTTGTACACTGGTCCAATGAAAGGCTGACCCGGCTGCATGGTTCTTACTTCCAAGTCTTTCTCAGTAGCCATTATCCTCTGTATGATTTCAGAGGGAGTCATCGTTTGTAACATGATGTTGACAGACTTCAAACTCTGAGCGTAACCTTCCTTGATGTAGGAAACTAGTTGTATGAATCGGTTCATGGGCATGGGTGGTCTTTCACCAGTAGCCCTCGACCAAAACAATAGTGCTTCTTTCTCATTCAGTTTGCCAGCAATCTGAAGAAAGCCTTCGTCCTTTACTCTAGCCATGAGGTTCATCGCTTGTTTGATTGTCAAACCCTGACCGCCGTACTCAGGTGACTCCAATGCAAGCAGTGGCACTAACGGTTTACCTGCAAGTGATTCATCCCATACTAAAGGAGAAATAGATAACTTCTTGCAAACATCATCCCTTAGTTCTCTGAACGATATGAACTGTCTTGGGTATCGAGAATACTCAGGATAGAATATCTCAACCAGTTGGTTCAAATCTTCTTCTGCATTTCTGACCGCTTGTCTAACTATGTCGACAGAGTTTCTGAAATGATTAGACCGATTCTCTGCATCGGTCATGTAGTTACGGTAGAGATGTCGTAGCCTCTCTGAGATATGCGCTGCTTCAGCCAGTAGCATTCGTTTCCCTCAAAAAGTCAAAGTCAAGCCAGTCTATGGCTCCAAGTTTTTGCAAAGTTATCCTATGCGTTTGCGCCTCGTTTTTGTTTGTGTACAACCTAGTGTTCTTAGGGCTCAGTCTTTGTCTGTATCCACAACAAGGACAAGGACTCTGAACGTCATCTGTGAATGTAAACTTTCCATTAGAAGACACTTTAATTCGCTTAGATGCTCTGACATTGAAAATGTGACATTCTTTACATTTCCAAAGGGCATAGTTTTTCTTAGACGGATTACGAACTTCATCCAATCTTTTAGCGACGGTTTCTTTTTTCATTTGAGGCAGTTCACTGGACCGAGTTACATGCTCAACATCAATCTGCGAAAGAAGCCTGTTCTTGTCAACATTGTAATGACACTCGTCTAGTATAGTTATCAAGTCGAGAATCAAATTATCGTAACTTGAAGCCTTACTCCTCAGTAGTTTTACCTCAGCCGCCAGTTTATCGTAATCCTTAGCCTTTTTTCTCAGAGTCTGCATCTCGTCAATTATTTCATCTATCGTTGCCATTCGTTTCCCTCAGTTCTGCGAGGGTATGCTGTATTGCCTTTGCCAAAGTATGCGCCTCTTCAAGAGTAAGTCTCACGCCCTCTTTCGTGTAGCCTTCTCCTTTTGGATGCTCATGAGTTTTTCTAGTGCGAATGTCTATCTTAGGCTCGGCTCCCCCATAAGGAGTGTTCAGAGTCATTACTACCTCGGCCTTACCTCTCCACTTAGCAGCGGACGCAGGTACTCGCCAACGTATCTCCTCCTCAAAACCTCTTACCATATCAAGCACCGAACTTTTCTCTGTGTCCGCAATTGTCACAAATCAATACACCTTTGTCATGACCGACTTTCTGTTTTCTGAAAGTCTGTAAAACTAGTTGTCCGTTTTGGCATCTTGGGCACTTCATTCTTTCACCACGATTACTGCTTTACCTGCTGCTAGTTGTTTGAACACCCACTGGTTAGTCTGCTGTATTGACCAACCACTTCTGTATTCATCGTCATTACAGTTCAGACACCAGTCTTTGTCTTCCTTTGCCAAGAGTGGATGGTTGTAAGCGGGTTTGCCACAATTCTCGCATGGAAATGTAGGGTCGTCTTTCTCTACAGCGAGTACCCTAGTAGGTACCCCGTTGATTGGGACCATCTTGATTTTCAATTCATTTCCCTCCTGTCAACTTTCAGAGTGCCATCGTCATTCTTTGTCAGAATTGTCATGGCACCGTCTTTGTACACGATTGTCATTCTCACTATCTCTTTGTCATCGAACATATTCATTCCTCCTCTTGTACTGCTTCCCAAGTAACAACTGCCCCTCTGACATGAGGGGGTAGTAAGTTACCTTTGAATGGACAAAACGTACCTAGTATCAGTACATCAGGTGCTCCGTTCTTAACATCCATCTTCTCGATAATCTCAGGTCTACTCAAAGCCCTGTACTTGACATGTCCTGTGTCGTAAATTAGCATAGCATCATCACCAGCCAATAGAGCATAGTCATAAGGCTCCATCGCTGTATCTTTGCTACAGACAGGGCACTCAATCATTACGTGCCAGTCCTCTACCATTTCTGTAGAGCCGTCAGGTAGTATCATTTCTCGCTGCCCTTCAGTTACCCAGTTACAGAATTCAAGGTCGAATGCTGACAAAGGTGTACCGCACTCGCACTTCCAGTTCTGAGCCATTTCTTGACGCATCATCATTTCTTGCATGTGTCTTTCTTGAGGACTCAGATGTTCTACATCAGTAAGCGCAGTACCGCTCTCGTCTACTGTCCAACCCAATCCTTCGACCAGTATTCTCATGCGGATTCTTGCTTGAGCACTAGTAGGGTTGTTCTCTTGCTCGACTAAAGTAATTGACTTCTCACCGTCACGGACATAGGTCAGTCCTAGTCCAGCCGGTTGCCATACGCCCCCGTCTCTTAGTCTCTCAAGTATATTCAGTGCTGCTTGTTCAGGTGCTAATTGTTCTTCGCTCATGTTCATTTCTCTCCTTCTTTTGCTTTTCCCACAATTGGTCGGTTATTCTGAAAAGTCTTTCACTTCGATTCGCATTTCTTTTGCGGACTAAGGCCTCTACGGGTTCTAGCAGTTCTTCGCAAAACTCTTCTTCGGTGATGCTTGCATCCTTAAAGTCCCAAACCCAAAGACTTCCATACTTTAACACATGCTCAGGCTGTTCGTCACCCACAAGGCCAGTCTCGACTACAACATCAAATAAAGACCTAGTGCCTTCACCTTCTGTTTGTTCTATTCTTTCCACTTCATACTGAAGCGCTAGCCTCAGTATTTCGTGGTCTGTTCTTTTTCGCATATAGTCACCTCAGTATAGGATTTCGCTGAACATTGGTACCTTGCTAAGTTGCTCTTCAAGAGACTTACCTGCGACGGCCTTAGTAGTGATGTCACCTAGTACGGCGTGGACAGTTTGTAGTCTGTCTGTCAGAGTCTTGAAGTTCAACTTGGAACCTTCAAGCGTATCCTTACCATTGGTCCATACTGGCTTGTGTGTCAGTGCACCGGTAAGGATGTTGTAAACGTGGTACAGTGAGTGCCTGTCTTCATTCTCGACGTTGACCCAATTCTCTTTAGAGTGAGTCCAGCCTTGTCCCATGACTCTCCACATGTGACCACGAGTGATACTAGTAACATTACCATCATCGTCACGCTTGATAGTTGGCTTAGCGATTAGTTTCTTACGCTCACAAATTGTCATGAGTTTCTCAAACATATCACGGTTCACTGTGATGTCTTTCATGTTTTCAGTGATGATGAGTTCTCTCGCTGCTTCATCAAGTACATCACCTATGCTATCTGCTAGTTCTTCAAAGTCATACTGACCCAGTTGGTTGACAGTGTGCTTCATACGAATGACGTTAGCCCTTTGACCGATAACTTGTCCATTTGAACATGCTAGTCTCTCACAGACTGCTTGTACCTTGTACGCTGAAGAGCCATCAAGACTGTTGTAAATTACGAATCCAACTCTGTAGTCTCCCACATTGTTGAATCCCTTCCTCTGCCAGTTCTCTCCTAGCGAAGCACTTGCCTTGCCCCAGTCTATACTCTTTGTAGCATCTACAAACATAGCAGCAGCCTTGCCTTCATTCCAAGCAATGACTTGTGCAGGCCATCCTTTCTCAGCACACATTTCTAGTACAGGTCCGAATCCCTTGCGGTAAGCCATAGGATAGTATGACGCACTAAATGTACCGAGATAAGCCCCTGCTGGTCGCTTCTCACTGGCATACAGTGGGTTGAATATGTGATAAGCCTCAGGTTCACCTTGCTCGTTATTGACACGAGCAATGGTTGCTCCCATGCTATCATTGTTCTCATCACCGTGTAATACAAACGCCGGTTTGCGTACTGGTTCAAAGTCCCAATTCATACTCTCTTTCTTTACACGACCACCGCTGAACAGCATGTTATCGAACGGGCCTTCGGGCATTACTACCACTTGACCTGAATCGTCAGATACTGTAACTGTAGGTGCAGTCTGCGTCGTAGACCACATAGGCACTTCGTCAGATACATCGACCACGAGGTCGGATGGTAAAGGTTCACCATTTTCAAACGCTGAGACAATCTCGATGTGTTCTGAAGTCACATGCAAAGGTGCATGTTCAACAGTCAGATTCTTCCACAACGTATTGCCTCGGTCACTATCATCAGGTCGCACCAATACTGCTACTCTGTCGTTCCCTAGTTTCTCAAATCTAGCAACCATAGTCCTAGGCAACCTGACATAGTTGATACCCACTGTTGATGGGTATTCCAACTCAATCAAGTTGGTAGTGCTACCAGTTACTTTTCCAATCAATACTACTTCTTCCATATTTATTTCCTCCATTATGCTCTCTTATCAACATTCTCATTTGTTTGGCTCATTTTCCGAAAGCCAGCCGGTTTCCTTTATTGTCTGTTTATTAGGACAGCCTTTCAGTTACCCTTTTTCCAAGACAGACAGTAAGGTGTTGCCCCCTTTTTTCTATTATACTTACCAATAAGTATAGTGTGAATCGCTCCCTGTGCATTTAGCCAGTCTCTTACTTCATCCCACAAGTGATTGATAGTGTGCTTTGAATCAGAGTGAAGATGTAACTTGTAACGCTCATCCTCACGCTCTTCTGCTTCTACCCAACCGTGTTCAAAAGTTATCTTCATTGTATCACTCTCCGATGAACTCACCGTAGTATGGCATTTCTCTGACTTCACTCATGCTATCAAACCTCATCTGTTGCTGACATACACAATTCATGTATTTTTCCACAATGCTGACATTTTATTGTCACATTCACTAATGCTTCAAACTCATTCTCGTAGTTAGATATTGAATGAACATCAACCCCTCCCCAAACAAACCATTCGTGCATATCACATTCTTCACTCATGCCGTCACCTCCACCACAATCTCATCCCACGAAGCATAGCCGTATGGCTCATCATTACCATCAATTGCACCTGCAATAATTCCAACTAATACCTCAAGCGCATAATCTTCACGCCATCCGTAGTGATTCAAACACTCATGTTTAATCCAATTCATTACTTTCTCTTTCGTATCACTCATGCCGTCACCTCCACGCAACCACCTTCGTTTCTTTCTTCTTGCCACACATGGGGCAGTACTTCCACTTGGCTGCTATACGAATACCGCAGTGCTCGACCACGCTTCCGTCTTTACGCTCTCCTCGCTTCATGCCGTCACCTCCACGCCTCGCCACCAACTAGGGGCAGGTGTACCCTTCTCCCACTTGGCGAACTGCTTGGAATGGTAGTATGCTCGGTATGCTTTAACCGCATCATTATCACGATACTCGTCAGGCATAGCCTGTGCAAATGGTGTATGGATAATTCTACTTAATTTCGGTATCATGTGAATCATATTAGCCATTGAACGAATAGGTTGCTTACAAGCATGAGTTTTACCAAAGCGTTTTTTGTATTCGTAACACAACTGTATGGCATGGAGGGAAAGCCAACTGAAGTTAGCACGAGTTTCACCAACCCATACTGTACAAGGATGATGTTTGTAGCCACCCTTGTAGGGTGTGCCACTCTTAGTTAGTGGCATTTGCTCATCAGTAGCACCATGTCGGCGCAGGGCTGATGCCATCATCTGTGCTGCTTCAACACACATCTTGGGGATGTGCTTGTCACAGTGCATTCTTGCTGCTGTTATTGGGTTCTTATGTAGGACAAAGATGTTCATCTTTTCACCTGACCTTCTAAGGATATGATGATGCCCATCATTGTCTCTCTTGCATCGTCTATGTCACCATTGTCTATGTGTGCTATTGCTACGCTCACTAGTCCAATAATGGCTCGCTCTTGTATCTGTTTCCAACTCATAATATCATCAGTGTTCATTCTTTTATCCTCCAGCCTCTTTCTTCTTTCATTCGCTTGACTAATTCGCTGACTAAGCCTTTGCGTTGCTCTACGTTTCCTCCGTCAAGTACCGCTTTGACAACTGCTCTTTTCTCCTCAACCACACGGTCGAAGTGCTCGTCGATTGTACCAGCACATGACAAATAGACAGCGTGTACGTTCTGACTCTTCTGACCTATCCTGTATATTCTATCTTCAGCCTGCTCTTCGTCAGTGGGTGTCCATTCTCTTTCGATGAACAGTACAGTGTCTGCTCTTGTGAGTGTGATACCTTCTTTCGCAGCCACAGTGTTACAGATGAGTACACTGATGTGACCTGCTTGGAAGTCGTCGACTAGTTCTTGTCTCTTCTTTGAACTGGTGTCACCGCTGATGGTCTGTACGTTACCGACTCGCTTGAGTTTCTCAGACAGTCGCTTGAGAACATCTCGGTGGTGTGTGAATACTACAATCGGTTTACCAGTTTGCTGAGTGTATTGTTTTATCCATTCAGCCGCATGGTTCACTTTGATTTGACCACAGATATGTCGCAGGTCACTTATCATCTGCAACATGATACCTTGTGGTAAAGGTTGACCATTCAGATAGTAAGAGTCAATGCGTTGGTCCCACTCTTCTTGTGCATAATCGTAAGGACTGCGGTCTTTGTTTTCCAAATGGACAGGTAAGAATGTACGTGTCTTTGGTGGTAACTCAGGTAACACTTCACTCTTCAGCCTACGGATACACAAGTCACGAGTCCTTTCGTTCAACTCTTTAGTGTGTGATGCTCCATCGAAGTTCCATCCAAAGCCGTCGTGCCATGGGTCACAGTATCGCTGAGCAAAGTCCCAAAAGGATGGGAACTGGTCAGGTCGCATGAGATTCAAGGTGTTGAAGAACTCCTTTGGTCTGCTAGATATTGCTGTACCTGACAGTGCGATTACCTTTGAAGATATATTGGCTACATTCAACGTAGCCTGTGTCCTTTGGACAGGTTTGTTCTTACTACCTGAGTTCTTAATGTAGTGGCTCTCGTCTAGTATGACAAGACGTGGGGCCATAGAAAGTAAGGCCGCTTCGTACTTCTTCATCATGTCGTAGTTAACGATGACGAAATCAGCCGGAGGGATGTAATTGGATAAATCGACATTCAAGTCTTTCAGGTATTCCTCTGCGTCTCTCCTGTTACCAATCAAATGCGGAGGTGCCCCCATCGAAGCAGCCAAGTCCTTCACTTCGCCAGCCTTCATCTGAGCAGCGCCCGACAAAACTTCAACAGTTTCGTTAGGTAACCACTTACTTACTTCCTTCTTCCAATTGAATTTGACGTTGGATGGACAGACTACCAAACAAGGTCTGTCCTTTGGATTGATGGCGGCGTAACCGATGGCGCTGATAGTCTTACCAATACCCATCTCGTCACCGATGAGGCAGCGTCCGTTGCTCATCTTGGCAAATGCTACCGCTACCTTTTGGAACGGATAGAGGTCAAGTCCTTCGGGGAATTTACCGGCCAGTTCGTTGTTGACTTCTGTCAATAACTCTTCATTGAGTTCACTCGCACCACTTATCTTGATGCGTTCGATGCTCTTCTCTACTTCTTCGTTGACATCCTCGTTCTCGATGATGGCTTCTGCCAGTGGCGGGTACAAGTCGGACAACAGACCGTAGAGTGTACGAGCCTGTGCCACTGGTATCGACCAACACTTTTCCTCTGAGTGGAACTTGCGACCACTGATACTTCTCACGGCCATTCGTACAGAATCTCTGAGTCCGTTGTCATTGATGTAGGGCCAGTGAAGATAGATACGAGTTCGCTTGACCTTAGTCCAACATTCTGACTTGTGCATCTGAGTCTCAGAGAAAGCGTCAGCGTATGTTCTGACAATGTTAGTGTCATAACCGCTAGGTGCTTTCTCGTTCTTGATGTTGTCAAGTAAGTCACATGCTTCTTTGACTACACTCTTGTTGGCTTGGATACTCCACAACCTTTGCTCTTTGTCCCACATGAACTTAGGGAAGTTCAAGTTGTCTTTGAGAGTCTGATTAGTCTCAGGGTTGTACTTGTATTTCAAACCAATACGCTCGCCGTATGCGTCTCTATAGATTTGAACTGATATGGTTTCCATAATCAAGCCTCCTCGTATTCCCAGTAAATCCACTCGTCTGTTTCGATTATTATCTTAGGTTCATTTCCCATTGTATTCACCTTCTTCACTGCAACTCGGACAGCAGTTGGGCTTTAGTGCCGACCATGCCGTACAGTCCTCGTGTTCCCAACCTTTCCAGTCACCGATGTAAAACTCGGTCACTCTGCATTCAGGTGTAACGCATGTAAGTGTCATTGGACGTAGTACTGGCATCATACCATCTCCAAACTTTCTATGCACTTACGAATGAATTCTCTTGCGTCTTCCGGCTTACCATTCATCGCTTGTTCTAGTGCTGCGTCTAGGCATATACTTGCATGTGTTAATCTATCTATGTCCATATTTATTCCTCCTCGTCAATATCAAAGAATACCTTGTAGCATTCTTCTGAGCAAATATGTGTGTCTTCAGGGTCGTAGCCGGAATCTGCTATTTCTTGTCTGAAGTCACCTTCGTCAATCATTTCTGTACCACACTGGTCACATTCGTAGGTTTTGTTTCCTTCTTCTATGACAGTATTGTGTTCAGTCACATCCCATGAGTAATCGCTAATCAATTGCTTTTCGCAGTTTGTGCAATAGGCTTCGACTTCAACGTGTACGTAGTTCCCGTCACTAGACGGAGCATACGGTACTTTGAAATCCCAATCGTGGTCGCATTCTTTTTCCATATTCATTCCTCCTCGTCATTAATTACAGTGGTGTGTGATACTCTATTTGGGAAGACTGTCTTCGGAGTCTTGCTTTCTATAGAGTCGTATACCATCCATCCTCGTCTGATATCCTTGAGTATCAAGTCACCTACCTTGACTCCCGGTGTTCTGTGAACGGAGATGACTTGTGCCCATACTCCGTCTATGTATTCGATATCAAAGTGCATGTTTTGTCCTACAGTTAGTCTTCCTTTCATTCAATCACCTTCACTTCGGGGTCTACGTTCTTGTCATCTTGCACCTCGTCTACGAGCAACTCTGTGATTACTTCGTTAGCACAAGGGCAGTTGTCTATGATTAGGCTCATGAGATATCTGATGTCCATGTATCTCAGTAGCAATTCTAAGTCTGTATCGTATCCAAGTCTTTCTGTGTATATGTGTGTCATTGCCATTCCTCTCCTGCGATTTCTCTCAGTTGACTTTCAATGTGTGCTATCGGTCTGTTGAATATGTGCTCATAAGTAGGCATGCTCATAAATCCTAATTGCATTAGAGCGTGTGCTGCATTACAAGCAGCCTCCAAGTTAGCAAACAAATCGGTTATATTGTATTCTAATTCTTCTTGTGTCATTACAAATCATCTCCATCTCGTATGTCTATCGCACTTGAGATG